GTATGACTCAATTGCTGTTGCTGTCGGAAACGCTGGTTTTCCTCTTGCGTAATCGCAGCTTGGCGCTGAGCTTTAAACTGCTCACGCCACAAATCTTGAGCGGTGTTTTGGTCGATATAGCCCTGTTCGACTTTTTCGGCCAATCCATCAGGCAAACGATGACCGGACGCAAGCGCCAGGTTGTCCGTTAGCTTTTTAAGTTCCTCATACGCTTTGGCTGGATCGCCAACCTTCATCATGGCCATGAGTTGAAAACCTTGAGCCACCTCTTCGGCGGTCAATTGGTTCTTGTCCATGAAATCCGTGATTTGGTCGTATTGAGTAGCTCGCCCTCTTAATTCGTTGCGATCGCGTATCAATTGCTTGAAGCGCGGGTGCTTATGAAACGGCGTATCAGAGTAGTCATCTTCAGACTTATCGCCCTCAGAATTCTCATCATCAGCGTCGCTCCCATCCGTTACATCCCCATCATTGGTTGGCGAAACCAGTTTTGAGCCGTCGGTATCTTCCTCTTCAGCTGTCTTTTCAACAGCGTCGCGGACTACCGCCAGCAAGCCTTCATCATCGCCATGCGCGTCGGACGAACTCGCCTCGACCTGGCCTTCATTGGCCTGGTCGTTAACGTCCATTTCACCAGCGGACGAAACCGGTAATTCAAGTTGCTGTTGGTCAGCCATTAAACGTCCCTCCTAAATCGTATTGTGCCGACATTTTGTCTGATATACAACATTTATCATACAAGTCGATCAAAAAAAACTACACCGCATTACCGCCCATTGGGGGCAAAGAGCCACCAGCGGGTTTTGGCATTGCAGCCACGTTATTGCCACCTTGAGCGCCTTGCATTCCAGGATTAGCGACATTGGACATTTGGCCCATTGCTGCTTCTGCGTTTTTAACCGCATTCATGGAAACAATCGACGGGACGTTCTCGGCCATTGCAGAATCAACGTCCAATTTGTCATCCAGGCGCTTGAGCACTTCTTTGGCAACCCACTTCGGATCAATGCCTGGGAGCTGGAGTAGGTACGGCAGCATGCGCTCAATGTTGCGCAGCTCGGCAGCCTGGTTAGGTTTGCCAGTTGAGCCAGCCTCAATCTCCAGGAATATCTCTTCTTGGACTTGCTCGTTAGTTAGCTCGGGCCATACGGCCCCTTGGCCAACGATCTTTTTAACCTGGTCGGTTGACATTTCGGTGAGCAAAACTTGTCCGCTGGCACGGGTAATCTCCGACATAAAGCTGTCTAGCTCGTCAATCTGAGCGCCCATTGCCGACATACGGCTGCTCTCAGCAATACTGGTTTCCGTGGCCGTGGCGTTAGACAAGCCACCAAAGGTAGCCTCTTGAGCGCCGACCACCAGCTGCACATCGTCAAAAATGGTTTTGACTTCGTACAAATTGGGGTCAATTCCGATCATGCGGACCGGCTGGATTAGGTCATCAACCTTCTCGCCAGCTGCCATGCCTTGAATCTCAATCACGGCATTCGCCGGATGGCTCTTGAGCTTGTCTTTGTCCTCTTCTTCCAGGCGGCCAGCTGGGGCAACGTACTTAGGACGATTGGCCCGGCGGTGCTCACGCAATCCCTGACGGGCGCGGTTGTATTCCGCTTGCATAGGGGCAATGAGCTGCACATCGCTTGGCGGGTAAATCTCGTCCTTGTGTTCCACCTCGTTAAACACCAGGGCGTAGATCGGCCAAAAGGTATCGACCTTGATTTTGGGAGCGCAAGGCTCTTCCAGGAAGTCCTTATACCCTTCGGCTGCGACATACACCAAGCCGCTGGGCTTGTCGTACACCTCATACACACAAACCAGCCCTTTTTGGGCATCTTCGCTGCTGTTTTGCATGAGCGTACCCATTGGCATGGTTGCGCTGTCTTGCTTGCGACCCTTGGTGTCATAAGGCGTGTATTTGCCCTTGATGTCCACGTTGTAAATCTCGCTTACCTCATCCGGGGTGAGATACATTTCATGCGCTACCCAGCGGCAGCCCACAAAGCCGCGCAGCTGGCGGCACATTGGGTCCACGATGATGGCATTGGCCTCGGGGAAATCAAACAGCAAGCCTTCGCGCAAAATCATCTCCGGCTCGCACATCAATGCTTTGAGAGAAAGCATTAACTCTTCCATCTCCGGGTCATCTATCTGCACATCGCCCTTTACAGCCTCTTTGGCAATGCGGCGCATGTGGTCTATCTGAGCGGTGATGTCGTTGATCTTGGCTGAGACTTCCGGGCGACGCTCCATCTCACGCTGAAAGCCGATTTTGACAAAGCCAGCGCTGGTTGTAATCACCCGGCGCACCAGGGCTTTCATCTGCCCCTTAAAGTTCGGCTGGGCCTCTTGCATAAAGTAGGTAAACAAAGCCTCCAGGGTCTGAGCTACCCGGTCAATCTTGCGACGACGCTCTGTGACTTGTTCGTACTCGGCAATTAGCAGCTCAACTTGTGGCGGCACTTCCATTTGATAGGTCATGGCTTTAAGTCGAGCCTCATAGGCTTGTTTTAGCAGTTCGGCATCGCCGGACCAAAACTGAAAATCCAATCGGTTGCGGCGTTTGGCCACACACTTGGGATTTTTAGCGTAAAGCGCTGCGGTGCGCTGCTGCACATGGCGGTTGACCAAGTTCGCTGTATAGCGCATGCCGTCCCACTCGCGATCGTCATAGCCTTTTAAGGCCAAATCCATATCGCGAGTCATTTGCTCAAAGCGCTTTTTGTAGTGCTGCTTTGCGTTATTCACTCGGGCAAGCACATCCTTGACCAGCTGCTGTCGGCGTAAAGACGGGTCCTTTTTTTCTTCTTCTCCGCCGTCTTCCACAATTGTCATCATGTCCATTTAAAACCCTCCTGATGCGCGTACTAAGCGCTGTTCTCTATCACGAAATTTACTGTCCCATTTCACCCAGGCAAGAGTGCCGGTGTTGGGGCGATCTTTTTTAACTGGCTCGACTGTTTTTGGACCGGATTGACGAGCCAAGCCCATACCGATCCAGGCCAAAGTGTCCACAAAGTCGTCATGCCTGGCGTTGGGAAACTTCATCAACTCATCAAAGGCATTCATCACCCAGGGCGCGCCCTTGGGAAACTTGACCTTCTTCATTGCCATACGTCCCTGGATGGATTGGGCGCGCTGCACCTTGTTGGCAACGGGTGTCACCTCTTCAATGGCGCAATACACCTTCTCTTCCATCATGCGTTTACGCAAGAATGGTCCGATGGATTTGCTGATATGGCCTTTTTCTGCCCACCACAGCATTGGCTTGTGCTGCTTCATTAAACGCAGCATGGCCTCTACTACAACGTCAGATGATTTCTTTTCCCACCAGCAATCAAGCAAGTAAATGTCGCCGTACTGATCCACGCCAGCAATGAGCAAAACTGTGCTGTCCGATCGGCTTTTGTCCTGGCCAACAGCATGATCGCTGGCAGCAAAAATGCGCAAGTCTTTTGGCAAATCTTTTCGGTCGTATTGCACAAGGTAATCACGACGGAAAAAATCTCCATCCTCGGGGCTGGGACGCTGCTGATACAAGGCAGCAAAGCCTCTTGGGTCCAGGCGACGCTGCGCCTCCATAAAGCCCATGTCAAAGCGCTCAGGCCAAAGCAGCTCGCCCTTCTTTCGGCCAAGCGGATCATCGTCACCAGCAATGGCTGGCAAGTTAATGATCTTCCACTTGGAAGACTCTTCGCTATTGAAATTGGGGTTGCTTGGATCGGTCAATCGGCCAATCAAATCATCTTCATTCCACCTGGTATGAACAATGATGACGGACGCTGCTGAGTTCATCAAACGGGTCATGGCCACCTGGGTGAACCACTCCCATAGCTTTTGACGAATCGCCGGGCTGTTGGCCTCTTCTGCGTCTTTAATCGGGTCGTCAATGATGAGAAAGTCAGCGCCTCGGCCTGTGATCGAGCCACCACGGCCCACAAATGCGGACATGCCGCCTGAGCCAGTTTGGATACGCTCTTTGCTGGCCCCGCCAAAGCGAAACGCAAAGCCTGGAAACACT